CTTTCAGGTTACACGCTTGTAATGGAGGCACAGGAGCAACTGCCTGCTAACTTCATCGCAGGTGCTACGGTAGCCAATCCGTTTGCAGGACTTGCGAATGCTACGGACACGATTGTTACGGGTAACAATTCTTAACGTATCTTAGCCGTGCGCTACTGAACGGAGTAGAGCAATGGATTGAGAGAGGGGGGCGAAAGCCCCTCTTTTTTTATACAAAAACTTAAGGCGAGGTTATTTAGTTGAGATGCATATTTTACAAGTATCGGCTTCGCCTCAATCAATTACAATCATCCCACGTTCATTTCCTGCGAGCGTAACGATTCAACTGATTGATGAATCAACAAACACTACGGCAACACCTGCGGTGACTGCTGCCTCTGCGAATGGTTTTATGACCCTCACAGGCACTTTCTCATTGGTGAACAACCGCTTCTATGGTTTGAAGGTTTTTAACGCAGGAAACCTCATCTACCGAGATAGGGTCTTCGTAACTTCACAAACCGAATACGACAAATTCACGGTCAATCAAAATGTCTACACCGAAGAAACAAGCTACGACAACGACTACATCATCATCTAAAGTCCACGTTGTAAACCTATCCTCATACACCACCCCTAACATTAGCGAGGTGCAGGGCAAGGATTGGGTTCAATATGGTGATGACAACAACTACTTCCAATATCTTATTGACCGCTACAACGGCAGCCCCACTAACAACGCCCTAATCAATGGCGTGGTGGACTTCATCTATGGTGAGGGATTGGATGCTACGGATTCTGCTCGCAAGCCAAGTGAGTACGCAGCGATGAAGGGCTTGTTTAACAAGGACTGCGTTCGCAAGCTCGTTGCCGACTACAAGATGATGGGGCAATGCGCTATGCAAGTCATCTACTCAAAAGACCACAACACGATTGTAGAGGTAGAGCATCTGCCTATTGAGAGCCTCCGTGTGGAGAAGTGCAACGAGGAAGGTGAGATTGAGGGTTACTACTACGCAAAGGATTGGGAAGCGGTAGCGCAGCGTAAAGAAACGCCTGTGCGAATCCCTGCTTTCGGCACAAGCCAAGAAGGTCTTGAGGTATTGTACATCAAACCCTACCGAGCAGGATTCTACTACTACTCACCTGTGGACTATCAGGGAGGTCTGCCCTACGCAGAGCTTGAAGAGGAGGTAGCCAACTTCCACATCAACAACATTCAGAACGGTCTTGCCCCTTCAATGCTCATCAACTTCAATAACGGAGTACCGAGCGAGGAGGAGCGTAGGCAGATTGAGATGCAGATTGCCAACAAGTTTAGCGGCACGAATAACGCAGGCAAGTTCATCTTGGCATTCAACGACAACGCTGAATCAAAAGCAACACTCGAAACCGTACAACTGAGCGATGCCCACAACCAATATCAGTTCTTGTCCAACGAGGCAATGCAGAAGCTGATGGTGGCCCACCGCATCACTTCTCCGATGCTTATGGGCATCAAGGATAACACGGGCTTAGGGAACAACGCAGACGAGCTTAAAACGGCTTCTATCCTGTTTGAGAACATCGTAATCAAGCCGATGCAAGAAACCATCTTGGATGGCATCAACAAGATTCTCTCATACAACGACATCAGCCTAAACGTGTACTTCAAGACACTTCAGCCGCTTGAGTTCAGCAACCTCGTTGTAGAAGATACTGAAGTTGTAGAAGAAGAAACGGGAATTAAGGTCAGCGAAGCGCAGCCTGTTGGCGTTCCTTCAGAGGCTCAAGAGGAGTTGATTCAGAAGGAGGCCTCGTACAACGGAGCGCAGATTGCAAGCTCGTTGGATATTATGCGTGCCGTACAGGAGGGCGTTCTTACGCAAGACCAAGCCATCACGTTCCTTGTGCAGATGCTTCAGTTTGAGCCTTCGGTTGCACGTGCTTTGTTTGCAGGCAACTCCTCAAACATCATCACGCAGATGAAGTCGCACAAGTTCAAGAGCGATGTGCCTGAATTTACCCACGAAGATGAGCATAAATGGATTGAGGCTCTGCGGGGAAAGGGTGAGGTCGTTGACTTAAACGAATGGGAACTCATCTCTGATGAGGTAGTCAGCGACCCCGACAATGAGGACACCCACCTCGCCACGCAGTACAACTTCGCAGTTGAGGACTTCAGCAATGCCGATGAAAAGAGCAAGGCTGATAGTGGACTCTACAAGATACGCTACGCATACACTCGCAACCTATCGGCTAATAGCCGTGAGTTCTGCCGTGAGATGGTAGCAGCAGCAAACGGAGGAGTAGTATTCCGCAAGGAGGACATTGATATGATGAGCTTTAGCGGAGTCAATGGTCAGTTCGCTCCCGCAGGACAAAGCGTCTACTCCATTTGGAAGTGGAAAGGCGGAGCGTTCTGCCACCACGCTTGGAGGCGTTTGGTTTACTTCCGCAAACGTGATGGGGGAAAGTTCCTACCGAACGAAGGATTGGAGAATGATAAAGTTGTATCTACGGAAGCGGCTATCAGCGCAGGCGTACCATCAAGCAAGTTGAACCCAACCGCTTGGGATGAGGCTCAAAAACGCCCTATTGATACGCCTTCACGTGGTTCATTAAAATACAAATAGAAAAATGGCAACGGCACTTTGGATTAAGCGAGAGGATTTGGTGCGGCAGACCGCACTTGGTGGCAACGTGGACACGGATAAGTTCATTCAGTTCATTAAGATTGCGCAAGAAATCCACATCCAAAACTACACGGGAACGAAGCTCTACGACAAGATTAGCGATGACATCATCGCAGGAACGCTTGCGAATCCCTACTTGGCGTTGGTGAATGACTACCTTCAGCCGATGCTGATTCACTATGCGATGGTGGAGTACTTGCCTTTTGCTGCGTACACGATTGCCAATGGTGGTGTATACAAGCACACAAGCGAGAACTCAACAAGCGTAGAAAAGAACGAGGTTGACTTCTTGGTTGAGAAGGAGCGCAACATAGCGCAGTACTATACTGACCGCTTCATCACTTATATGAGCTACAATCAGGCTACCTTCCCTGAATACTACTTGAACAACAACGCTGATGTGTTCCCTGACACGGATGCTAACTTTTCATCGTGGGTACTTTAGTATGGCAAAGAAAGACACCTATAAACCGAAGCCGAGCAACATTATCAAGCTCAAAAGTTATTTAGGAGAGAATGGGAATACAAGGCGATTGGGGACAGGGAGCAGCAAACAATGACATCTATTGGGGTCAGGCTGCCGCAACGAATAGTATCTCTTGGGGGTACGTTCAGCCGTTGTCGTATGGTCACCCCACTACCAACCTTTATGGTGCTAACGAGCAGGAGGTTTGGCAGTCAATCGTAGAAATTTGGAACACTTGGAGTACAACTTGGAATAGCTAATGGGAACAACTTTAACGGGGACAACCCCACAGGACACTTACGATAGCCTTATTAAGGTTACGGATAACGGACCGTTAAGCGGTACGGCTAAATACCTATCTGATGGCTTGGGTAATGATTCGGCTCTTGCTTTGTCAACCTCTGCGGTTCGTATTGGAACAACAAGCGGAACAAGTAAGGCTAATATATTGAGTTCAACGGTTGCTCAAACCGTTTTAACTCTTGAAGGCAATTATTCAAGTTCGGGTTCTGTTGAACTACTTGAATTTAATCGTAGTGGTGGAGCAGTAAGTGGAGCAATCAAGTATCAAGATGCCGACACCGCAATGTCCATTGGTACAATCACCACTCACCCATTTATTTTTAATATGGGCGATGCCGAGCGTATGCGCATCACCTCCACAGGAGCTATTCAAATAAAAGGCGGTTCAACAACTACGGGTTATCAAGCATCAATTGAAAATAGTGAAACTTTACTTACCATATATGGTTCAATCTTTGGTGGTACGGGTAAGGGGATAGCATTTTGGCCTACGGGAGCGGCTGAAGGAATGCGCATCACCTCCGCAGGCAACGTAGGCATCGGCACGACTTCGCCTAACTCTGCGCTTACAATCGGTACAGGGCTTGATATTAGAATAAGCACTACGGGAAATTTACTTTTAGGTTCATCAAGTCAATCAATTTACAAATCATCGGGAGCAGATGCCATTTCGTTTAATGCAAACGGAGCAGAGCGTTTTCGTATTACTGCCAACGGAGTAACCTTCAACGGGGACACCGCAGCAGCCAACGCCCTTGATGACTACGAGGAGGGGACTTGGACTCCTATCATTCGTGGTTCGGGAACTGCGGGTACTTATGAGCAGGCCACTACTTTTGCTAATTACACGAAAATAGGTAGGCAAGTAACGCTAAATTGTCAAATCAATTTGGCTTCATCAATTACGGGAGGCGGAACGGGTTATTTGCAAATAACGGGCGTACCTTTTACAAAAGCAGCAAACCAAGAAGCTATGGGTTCTTGTTGGTTTTTAGGAGTTGATTTT